CTAGATCCAGAAAGAGTAAAAGCGACCGAAGAGAAGGTCAAGAGTGGCAAGATCGTGTGTGACATTCACGCACCAGAAGGCTGCGAAAACTGTAGCGGTTAAAGTGAGTTATAGAAACGTTGCACCGCTAGCCTACCTTTCTGCGACAGCGCATACCGAACTCTGTAGTTATACTTGGTCTCATCACGGAACAAGTGATCCTCTAGACTCTGAGAAGGAGTAAGCTTGTCGAAGTGCTTGTACAGATACCCTGCAAGAACCAGCGGGTATATCATCCTGTCCGCTAAGTTCTTTCTATTCATCCCGTAGTTCTCTGCTAGCCAAGAGATAGTAAAGAACTCTAAGTCGTAGACAAACAAGAGTAAGTGCAAGTACGACTTGGTGAGCTCTGGGTTGACTTCGAGGAACTCGTTCGTAGCGCTCCGCAAGTTTTTCAAGTGGTTGTGCTTGACAAACCTGGATGGCATCTTAGAGAAATCTCTAAACATGCGCGTTTTTTTCACTGTCGATTTTGGCATCTTAATTATGTTGTATCTTTGATACAAACGAATTTACATCATGAGCCCTAACGACACCCTCTTCTTTGCTGAAATGTACAGCTTTAGCCTTCAAAGCAGGCAAGAGCTTGACACCATGAAGACCATCATGGACAATGCATACTCTGACGACGATGATGATCTCGAAGACCTCCTTGGTAGCCTGGGTATATCATTAAACTAATGGAAGGACTTATTAGAAAGATTGTGGTCGGAAAGGACCCCAAGAACGGCATGGCTTATTATGTGGGTATGCGAGCAGGAAGCGGAGAGGTATCAGCCATCGTAGAGGACGAAAGGCATCTCCATAAATTTGGAAAGCAGAGATATCTTATATACATTGAGAACGAAGACGGGACTATGCTATGGAAAAGCATAGACGAGATGTCTTGTGTTTTAGAATATGATTTAAACTTCTGATGACTAGGGAAAATCTTTCTACGGCTGGTAATGAATTTTTACTCCCAAACGGGAAACGATATACTGGCAAGTATCACATTCATGTCTCAAAAGGCGCCATGGTAGGCGCGACTCATTCTGAGAAGAAACACGACTCTCTAAGGGCGCTGACTATTGCAGTTCACGAAAAGGTAAAATCAATACAGGTTGAACTAAAGGCAGCTCAACAGCACGAAGAAAAAATAAAACCCAATAATCAACGGCGTGCTCCACGTGTTGCTTCGACACCCACGCCAAGACGAACTGCAAGGAGAACTACAAGGCAGGCTCCAACACCTACGCCAACACCTACGCCAACACCTACGCCAACACCGTCTTCGGGCGGCGGTGGAGGAGGAGGCTACTAAAATTTAATTAATGCGAACATTTGACTTGTTTATTGTCGAGTTAGAAAAAGCGATAAACGACACAATTACAACCGATAGCGGATTAGAGCTATACATAGACACGAGATTCAATGAGTTTGAAAACAGAGTTACAGAAGGCCCAGTCGTGGCTGTACCGTTCAAGTACGAAACTGGCGTCAAGCCTGGCGACACGCTTTACTTCCATCACCTCGTGGTGCTCAAAGAAGGCCAGCCACTTACTGGGGTCGATAATCACTACATTGTCAAGTACAATCATGACCACGCTGTCAATAATCAAGCTATTGCTTTTAAAGATCAGCATACTGGTGTTGTCGAGCCTCTCAAAGGCTGGAGCCTACTTGAGCCTGTCGAAGAAGAGGAAGTTCAAGAATCGGAGTTTATCGAAGTTGTTAAACTCAATGAGACGCTCCCAACAAGAGGTAGAGTCGCATTTACGTCTTCTGGGATTGAAGAAGCAGGACTGAAGGTCGGAGACGTAGTAGGGTTTAAAGAAAACCGCGACTATCGCATCAAGATAGACGGGAAGGAATACTACCGTACTCGTATCGAAGATTTACTTTACAAAGAGCTCTAACATGTTTAGCAAAGAAGACACCTGGCAGCTCCTCGAAGATGAGGAGTGCTTGCTCGCTGACGGATTCAATGATGCCGTGATAGGAATCGTTTATGGGATTGAGCCTAAAGCAGTTTACAGCGTGAAAAAAATAGTTGACATCCTTATGGAGGATATGAGCTACGAAGACGCTGTTGAGCATTTCGAATACAATATAGGTGGGGCATACGTAGGAGAGAAAACACCTCTGTACATTTACGATATCCAGGAAGATGTCTAAGTTCACTACGATCAGTGCATCCAAGAGGTTGATGGCAAGCATGGAGGTTGCTATCAATAACATGATTGAAGAAGTAAAGAAACCTGTGGACCCAGAAGCTGGCGGGTCCGCAAGAAAAGCAGAATTACAATCCATTAAACAAACAGCTATTGACTGTAAAGAGTTGCTGATAGAGCGTCAGCGTTTAGAACAAATGGTTAAAGAGCTACAAGACAATGGATCAATCGAAAAAGAAAAAGACTACTCAGGTGGATTCGCGGAACGATTCTCAAAATAACCCAACTGGTTTGATATACTGGGGGGACTATGACTTTGATAATCAGGACAATACGGCTGGTTACTTAAAGATAAATATATGCACCCGTAGCTCAGCTGGATAGAGCATCTGCCTTCTAAGCAGACGGCCACAGGTTCGAATCCTGTCGGGTGTACTAATTAAATTAAATGTCCGTACTGGTAGATATAGACGGTTATGAAACTAAAGGGATTAAGATCGACCCTAACGGTACAGAGGGAGAGCATGTTGAGCTCCACGGGTTACTCGTTGTTCTTCCAAAAAAACCGAAGCGATCTGAGATACTCTTCCATGACAAACCAAAGGAGTTGCAGATGTGGCAACGCATTCCTTTGCCCGAAGAACTGCAAAGGGTTCGCAGTATGGATGAGTGGTTCGAGAAGCCTGCCGAGTTTCGAAACAAGTTTCGTTCTTACGTCGAGAAAGAGTTTCAGCGTAGGCGCGACGGTGTGTGGTTTTACAACAATGGGCTCCCTACGTATATTACAGGGAGGCACTATATGTTTCTACAATGGTCTAAAATCGATATCGGATACCCATCATACCTTGCTTTCCAAAGAGAAATCTTTCTTCACATGGCTGCTTGCGAAGCTGATCCCCGTTGTTTCGGTCAGCTTTATACTAAGTGTCGTCGTTCTGGCTACACTAATATATGCTCTGCTGTCCTTGTGGACGAGGCTAGTCAAGTTAAAGAGAAGCTGTTGGGCATTCAGTCAAAGACTGGTAAAGACGCGCAAGAAAATATTTTCATGAAAAAGGTAGTCGCGATCTTCCGCAGCTATCCTTTCTTCTTCAAGCCAATCCAGGACGGTACCACTAACCCCCGTATGGAGCTAGCCTTCCGTGAGCCTTCGAAGCGTATCACGAAAAACAACAAGACCTCCTACAGGGGCGATGCGCTGAACACAGTGATCAACTGGAAGAATACCACCAACAATGCATACGATGGTGAGAAGCTGCACATACTGTACCTCGATGAGGCGGGAAAGTGGGAGAAGCCCACAGATATTCGTGAAGCATGGAGGATAGAAAGAACCTGTCTTATCGTTGGTAGAAAGATTGTAGGTAAGGCCATTATGGGTAGCACGGTCAACCCAATGAACAAGGGTGGCAACGAGTACAAAGGTTTGTGGTATGACTCTGACCCCAACGAAAGAAATAGTAACGGTCGAACAAGATCTGGACTGTACAGAATCTTCATCCCCGCATACGAAGCGCTAGAAGGTTTCTTTGATCAGTATGGAAACCCAGTTGTAGAAGATCCAGAGCAAGAGGTAGAGGGAATCGATGGCGACTTCATCACCATCGGAAGCAAGACGTATTTAAAAAATGAACGAAGGTCATTCAAGGACAACCCTTCAGAACTAAACGAGGTGACCAGGCAGTTTCCGTTCACGGAGGATGAGGCATTCAGGGATAGCATCGAGGGCAGTCTATTTAATATTGGAAAGATCTATCAACAGATTGAGCACAACGAGGAGTTATTTCCAGATCCAGTAATCAAGGGAAACTTTACGTGGAAAGAAAAGGACAAAGAGGTAGTGTTCTCACCTACACCTAACGGTAGGTTCAGGGTCTGCTGGATGCCAGACATTACGCAAAGAAATATTGTAAAAATAGACAGGGGTAAAAGGGTAGCCCCGTTCGGTGAGTACGGTTGTGGAGGGGTTGACTCCTACGACTTAGACGCCACGGTAGACGGCAGAGGGTCGAAGGGTGCGTTACACATGTACAACAAGTTCAGCCTGAACCGTCCGCCCAATATGTTCGTAGTAGAATATGCCTCTCGTCCAGACCTCGCCAGTATATTTTATGAAGATGTTTTGATGTGTGCGTTTTACTACGGCTACCCGTTGCTTGTAGAAAACAATAAGTATGGTATTGTAAGGTACTTTGAATCAAGAGGTTACGACGGTTACTTAATGGATAGGCCGAAGCACCTACTAAGTAGTTCTTCACATGTTAATGTTAAAACAAAAGG